CTATCCTGCAACATACTTCATGTTTGCTTCTCTCCGCCTCTCATATTTCTCTTTTTCTAAGAGTTTGTCGAGGAACTCCGACACTTCTTCCATATCATCACTGTCTATTAAATCCAGTTTCATCAGCACGTCAAGGTCGGTCTGGTTCTTCGGCTGGATAGAAACAGGCTGTGACATATCCACCACGACTTTCAACGGCTTTTTCTTATTTGCCGTTTCAATATCCGTAGTCAATCCCATAACATGGCTTTTACTCACTCCAAATATCTGTGACAGCTTTTCCCAGATAGATTCATCTCTTGGCGTTCCATTTCCGTTTTCGTAGTTTGTCAGCATACTCTGTGAAATCCCCAGTTCTTTTGCCAGTTCTGCAACCGTGATATTCTTTTCTTTCCGCAATTCTTTGATTTTGTTCATGTTGAGCGTCCTCCTTTCTAAGCACATTATATTTCATCAATTTTCCCTTGTCAATCTTTTTATCGGATATTCAGATATTTTCTATTGACATTTCATTTAGTTTGGTTTATTATATGATTATCTTAATATCTGATTTTTAGATATTTCAAAAGGAGGTGATACCTTGATTCGAGGAAGCGACTTTATTTTAAATCCAAACAAACTGGAAGAACAGTTCCAGCTTGTAGAAGTTTCCGACTGGGTAGATTTTTCTACAAAAGAAAAGCTCGGCTTCTACTATACTGTTCTCTTTCCAAAGCTGAAATTTGAAAAAGTCAAAGTAGGCGTAAAAACGTCCAGTCCGCTGATTTCCAATGAAGAGTTGGAACAGAAAGGGCAAGTCCCTGTCATGTTTGAGGGATTACATACATGGGCGAGTCTCTATAACGGACGTCTTTCTGTCAAAGCAGAAGCAAATAATATCAAGATAGCCGGAATGAAATAGGTTCTTTCCTGTCAGACAGGCAGTGCCGGACAACGTCTTAGGTGCTGGCTGTCTGACTTGGAAGGGGCAGATATTTCTTCTGACTAGACTTGATATATAAAACAACATCTTCCGAAAACAGGAAGAAAACACATTACAAAATAGGATACGAGGTGGATTTCGTGAGCAAAGCAAAGGAATGTTTTGTATACAATACGAAAATCATTGAAACTCCTACTACAAAAGAGATATATTTTTATGAATCTCCAATTTATAGTCATTCAAATACCAAATCAGATTTAACCAAAACAAGCAAACGAAAAACTTTTGATGAAATGTCGGCTCATAAGCAATATGACAGTTTGAAACGCAAGCAGAAACATTATGAACAGACACGCTGGGAATTTGCCCGTATCTTGGATTGCAATTTTGACAATAAAACCAAATTTTTAACACTGACATTCAAAGATAATATTCAAGACATTACCATAACGAACCGAGAATTTAAGTATTTCATTCAACGATTAAATTACTATTTATACCAGACGAAAATCCAGACATTAAAATATATTGCAACGTGGGAGAAGCAGAAACGTGGAGCAATCCACTATCATGTTATTTTCTTTGATTTTCCGTATATCGCAAAAGAGAAACTACAGGAATTATGGTCGCATGGGTTTATTAAGATAAACCGTATTGATGTAGACAGCAAGGAGAACCGTGGTCGCTATCTCAGCAAATATTTTGGGAAAGACCTTGATGTAAAGGAGCATAAGAAAAAAGCATTTTTCAAATCCCAGAATCTGAAAATGCCAATGGAACAAAAACTTATGCTCACCGATGATGTTTTCAAAGGATTGGAACAGGAAAACATTGTCTTCCAGAAAAAATACATCCGACAGGTATATGATACAAAGTCCTTTATTACCACTGGCTCGCTCCTAAAGGACAGCAGTGTAACATATATCAAAATAAAAAAGAGCCAGAACAGGTGTGCAAGGGGGATTTCTGATGAATAAATCCGTCACACAGTCCGACATTACTTTATTGAATACGCTCGCCACCTGTGCTAATATGTCAGCAGATGAAGTCTTCAAAGATTTTAAACTTATGGCAAACAAAAAAATCTTGGAGAACCACAAATATGAAATTTATTACTCGGAATCTGAAAAAAGCTGGCGCACTTATTTACCCGATGATACCAAACCCAATAACCGCCGTCCTGTTAAGAGGAAGAGTAAAGAGAACCTTGAAAAAGAAATCGTAAGATTTTATATTGAAAAGCAGAAAAACGAAAATCGTGAGAACATCACACTGGAAACGTTGTATGCAGAATGGCTCTTGTATAAAAGAGATTATACTTCTGTAAAGGCAAAGACAATTCAAGAATACGTTTCAGAGTGGAACAGATTTTTTAAAGACACGGCACTTTCTCAAATGAAAATCGGTGACATCAAACCGATTACACTTATCCGTTTTTTCAGAGAAGTTACCAAAGAACGCAAATATACACACAAACGGATAAGCAATGCACGTTCCGTATTGAATGGCATTATGAGCTATGCCATTGAAGAAGAGATTCTATCTCACAATCCTGTATCCGATGTGAATTTCAAGCAGTTTACATATAAACCAGTTGAAATACAAACGGATAATGTATTTTCCCATGAAGATACGCAGAAATTGCTGAATTATCTGAAATGTATCATCGAGCCTTATTCACTGGCAATACAGCTATCCTTTTATCTGTTTATCCGTATCGGTGAAACAAAAGCAATCCGCTGGGAAGATATTGATTATAGCAAGAGAACAGTCTATTTGCACCGACAAGTCACCTGTGAACGTACTCTGAATGATGATTTATCCTTTTCCAAAAGAGAAGTGAAAGTTGTAAACCAGATGAAGGGAAATACCTCTCATGGATTCCGTAAGCAGTTCTTAACAGATGAAGCACTCAAGATTCTCCAAAAGGCAAAAGAATTAAATCCTAACGGAATATATGTCTTTGAACCAGACGGAGAAATTATGACTACGGACAGCTTTAACCGCCGTTTAAAGAAATACTGCAAAGAAGCTGGTGTACCTTATCATTCCAGTCATAAAATCCGTTTCTACAATGCTTCCACAGCCTTTGACGGAAACAATCTCACAACCCTCAGTTATTTAATGGGGCATAGTGAAACAGCAACCACGCTTCACTATCTGCGAAACGTCAATAAAAGGGATAATGATATGCTTGCTTTTCAAAAACTTGGGATTTCATCATAAAGTGTTCAAAGGTGTTCAAACTTTTTGAAGCAAAAAAAATAAGAGAAACGCTGTAAATTCAACGTTTCTCTCACTTTTCATCAATGCCGCAGACCGGAATTACATTTATATATCTTTTTCCCCATTTTATCCCATATTCCGGCTTTTATCCACTTTTTACTTTGGATAAAGGGGCAAAAAAGGGGCAAATCAAAGATGATACAATATTTTCTCCCTCCGAGATGTACGCTCCGGAGGGATTTTCTTTAGTTCTTCACGATCCGGATCTGTACTCGGTCAATCCCGATTCCATAAATTCCGGCGTAGGCATCCGCGCCCGTGCTGTACTGGCTGGACCAGGAAAGCCATCCGGTCCGGTCGGTGAGCTGTACTCGTACCTCCGCATGATATCCCGGTTTATTCACAAGCTTTACCTGGATTCCGTCAATGACGTGTCCGTAGATCCCGGCGTAATCATTCGGAGCCTTTCCGGATGCGTCCGTCACCCACGGCAGCCACCGGCCTCCTCTCAGGTGTACCCGGTACTGTAAATTTCCAACTGCGGACTGGGAGCCAACTGTATACGCTTTCAGTCCGGTGATCGCCCTGCACGGAATTCCGGCGTAGCCGTCGGAACTGACATTATTATAGTTTGTCACCCACGGCAGCCATTGCCCATTCACATATGCCTGATACCGGACATTGATTCCGGATGCGGACACAGATCCTCCAGTGGACGGTTTACTCGGTTTCGTGGAGGTGTTCACGGAGCCACCTGTATCGGCTGGAAGATCTTTATCTCCTGCTACCATGCTCTTAAAAGAACTCCACGTCACCGGATCATCGTTCAGTACAAACGGATTCGGACAGTATTTCCCGACCACATCATAGTGCCGGACCACACGGGACAGGGGAACATTGTACTTCTTCATCAGCCCCTGCACCAGCTTCACTGTGCTGTTGATCGTGGCGTTTTCAAAGTACCAGTCCTTGGACGTATCACTCCGGCTCCCGGACGTCCTTACACACATCTCAATATTGATGCTGTTGTAGTTGGTGCATTTCCCATAGACGCTTCCTCCCTTTGTGCCTGGGTATTTGTTGCCGCCTACCGACCAGGCCGCCAGACTGTCAGACACACTCTGCCAGACCTCCCCGGAATACCCGACAAAATAGTGGGCGGACGCCCCACGGTATCCGTTTGCAAAATAGGCCGCATTGTTCGCAGCACTTCCCGGAGCCCCGGTGTAATGCACAACGATATATTTGATATCGTTTCCATACCGGCTCGATGCATTAATCGTCTGGAGCTTTTGATTAATCGGTAATCCGTTGATGGATGCCGCCTTGGACGTGATCGGATAGCCGACCGCGCCAATAACCGGCGCACAGAAAAGGACGGCCGCCAACGCAACCGCCCTTGCTTGTTTCAGTAATTTATTTCTCTTCGTCTTCATCGGCATCATCTCCTTTATGCTGGAATCTCCAGAACAGATCTGCCACATAGGTCCATCCCTTGGTCGCCACCAGCGCCAGGACAAATCCGATCACGATCATGGCAATGACAAAGTACCATGTCACCGGGAAGCCCGTCATATCCACATAGGCAAAGTACGCCACCAGGGTAAACACCACAGACAGAACCAGAACCTGTAAATCGGTCGGGATGCTGCGCAGTCCCGGCAGTCCTTTTGTCACCTGGGTAATCACGACGGTCAGGAAACAGATGACCCCTGCCACAAAAATCAGGAGATTGAGATTCTCCATCACCATTTTAAAAATATCTAACTGCATCGCTTCTACCATAAGTCATTCCTCCTTTTATTACTCAATTTTTGATTGGAAGTTCCTGTACTTCCTCCAATAAATGTGTTACCATCCCATTCCCTCCCAGAGCATGGTAGGCATCATACATTTCTATAAAATTTTCAATTCCATGCTTTGTAATATAGCCTCTTCCTGACCATTCCTCATGGTACTCTATTAACTGTACTCTTAAAAGAAGCATAGTTCCTTTACTGTTTGCATCCCTGCTCTTTTTCTGCTGTTTCAACAGCCAAACAATATATCCCAAGAGAATAGGCAAGATAATCGTATAGGTTTCCAGTAATAATTCTTTCATCTGATCTGCCTTTCCATTGTCTTTTTTTTACACAAAAATAAGACCGGTTCACGGTCTCGCTCTGATCTCTGTCATCTTCTTTTCCTCTGTCTTATGCTTCTGAGTCTCTAATCATCTCATCCTGAATCTGATGGACATACTCACGAAAGGCATCCTCATCTTCCCTGCACTGTCCAATATATTCCTTATACTTTTCCGGATCCACTGCACTAGATGCAATGGTCATATTCACCGGATCCGCTGAACTGATGACTGCCTCAAAGGCCGCTACATCTACTTCTGTCTCATCTACCTTGATCCGGCTGACTCCTCTTAGTGTTATTGTCTTCTCTGTTAATGTATACATATCGTTCTTCCTCCTGATTTTTATTTTTCTCTTTTAAGCTGAAACTGCGATTACCTGCACCCCAAAAGCAGTCGTACTAGGCCGATACTTGTGTAATGTAAACTGCGTAGTAGTGGCACCGTCAGCCCATACTGAGGTATCATTCTGCCCAGTCTGTGCCTGTACAATTACAATCGGTGCTTTCTTAAAAGCTTTTGGGAACTTCACAACCTGCGTCTCCCAGGTATTCGCTTTTGATATGCTAATAGATGCCGAAAATGCCTGTATTCTTCCATTTAAAAGGTCAATTGCTCCTTTTGTATCTTCCGGTAAATTGTTGAATATACGATCCATATTCTTGCCGTAATGATAAAATGGAACAGAAAACGCAAAACCGTCAGGGTACAAATATGCCATATCCGTATATTCATCCGGAGAACCTGGAACTTTACCAACAAATTCAATTCCGTAATTTAATTCGACATATATAGTATTCTGTCCTACATCGTGCGTAAAATTATTTCCTCGTATTCTTCCACAAAATCCGCCATCTTTTACAAAATTATAGAATTCGATAGCGTTTTCTTCGATAACAAGTGCCTTTCTCCCATTTGATATATTAGTAAGTTTTCCTGTCGTGACATCCCCAAGATTGGCAGAAATAGCAGATAATTCGTTTACCTTGATGTTTTTCAACGCTTTGGTGACAGTAAATACTTTTGTCATCGTTGCGCCAGAGTAAACGGCTTTAATAGTCAATTTCCCAACATCCGCCGACATAGCTGTAACCTTATATGTCCGTGTGGATGCCGTCCATGTTCCTGTCATTCCGCTCCAAGATACTGTCCATGTTGCGCTTGCGCTTACATCCAATGCTCCCTTATATACATACGCTGTACCAGTGGCAGGTGAATAGTCAAGCGGATTCCCTCCGATGTCACACGGTAAGGCGATAGCTTCATTCGACAAGATCATACTAATTCCGTCCGCCCCAGCAGGGCCGGTGGCTCCCGTTGCTCCCGGTTTTCCTTGTGGACCTTGAGGTCCAGTAGCACCCTGTGGACCCGTCGCTCCGGTGGCCCCCTTATCTCCGTATACCCCAATGATATGCGGCACTGTGGAGGAGCTGTTTCCATTCGTATACTTCACAATCTCATAATTCCAGAGATATTTCTTCGTTGCTGTGACCGTCTGTACCGTTGTTGTCCAGTCACTTGTTGAAGTCGTCACGCCACTTGCAGAAGTGGTTGCGAGATAATAATTCGTTACAGAAGAAATCCCGTTTCCCGTCGCTCCGGTGGCGCCAGTTGCCCCGGTTGCTCCTTTATCTCCTTTAGGACCCTGTGGACCCGTAGCTCCGGTGGCTCCAGTATTTCCGTAGGCTCCAATAATAACAGGACTGGTAGTTGTAGAGCTTCCATCTGTATACTTCACCACTTCGTAATTCCACAAATACTTCTTACTTGTTGTGATCGTTTGGATCGTCGTTGTCCACCCAGATGTAGAGGTCGTCACGCCAGAAGAGCTTGCAGATGCCAGATAATACTCTGTAATGGATGAGACCCCTTTGCCCGCTGCCCCGGCCGATCCATTGCTTCCCATTCGCCCTACAGAATACAGGATCGTGGTAGTGCTGTCCGTGTAAGTAATCACGGTTCTGGTCCAGAGGTACTGCCCCGCACTGACGCTTGGAACCGAAGAGCTCCAGGTTCCTGTCGGCACTGTCGTTCCGCTGGAGGATGCCTGATAGGTTACTGCTGCGGATTTCACGCCACGACCATCCTTTCCATCTGCTCCTGTCGCACCTGTTGGACCGGTAGCCCCATGAGTTCCGATGATCACTGGGGTTGTATTGACGGATGTCCCATTCGTGTAGGTGATTTTTTCATAGTTCCACAAATACTTCTTAGACGTTGTCGTGGTCTGTATGGTCGTCGTCCAGCCAGAAGATGCCGTTGTTACACCGCTGGCAGCCGTACTGGCCAGATAGTAATTGGTAATACTGGAAATCCCGTTCCCCTGGGCTCCTGTACTTCCAGTATTTCCATAAACACCAATCACCCGTTTCTCACTCTCCCGGAACGTCTCATCAGAATAAATGATTTTCTCATAGTTCCAAAGATATTTATTGGTCGTCGTCATGGTCGGCACGGACTTACTCCATGTAGAAGGAGCCGTGGTGTTGGAGGTAGATACTGCGTAATACTCCTCCACATCCTTAATCCCTACACCATTCTCCCCGTCTTTTCCATCCTCTCCCTTGATCCTGGACCAGGAATACTTGGCTGGGTTCGTACTATCGGCTGATGTATAATCTGTATACTGCCCGATGTAAAGTTTATTGGCACTGTCTGTTATGGAAAATCCGGTCTTTCCATCCGCACTGTTTGCATAGGCAATGTGAAGATATGGCGTTTTCCCATCTGCTCCCGCTTTCCCTGGAATCCCCTGGGTGCCGTCCGCTCCCTTGATCTTGCTCCATGCGTAATCCGTTGGATCTGTGCTGCCAGCAAGCTTCGAATCTACATACATTCCAATATAATCCCGGTCTGGATCCGATACAGAGAAATCTGTCCTTCCATCTGCGCTGTTGGCATAAGCGATATGGGTATAGCTACTTTTGCCATCTACTCCCGGTTTCCCCTGTTCTCCTTTTTCTCCATCGTTCCCATTCCTGGAAACGGAGTATTCCAACGTCTGGCTGTTGTTGGTATAGGTGGTGATCTTCCGGGTCCACAGATAGTCTCCCGGTTGTGTCTGAGGCGGATCCGTAAGCCATGCCCCCGTCGGAGCTTCCACTCCAGAGCTGCCAATCTGGTATGTGATCTCGGTAGATTTTACACTGACAATCTGATCTTTTAACTGCTCCATGATCTGCGTCACCTGGGATGTCGGATTCGATGTCAGGATCTTATAATTGGCAAGCACCCCGCTGTCCTGTCCGGAGACCGTATAATGATTACGCACTGACTGGATCCGGGCTGAAAGATAGACTTTTTCCTGGAACCGGTTATCCGCAATCTGCACGGTATCTCCGATATCCGCCCTTAGATCATACAGACTTGCTTCATACGTCACTTTCACATCATTCCGGCTCTTCAACTCTGTCAGTCCCCGGTTTAAAAGCTCGTTGGCATCATCTGTGTCGTACTCAAATGTCCCAACGATATAGCCGTCAAACTCGCCTTGCCCTTCATAGTCATATGCGCGGAACCGGGACCACTTATTCCTTGCCTCCCGGTCGTAAATCCGATGCTCGCCTTTCGGACTGAAATACCGCCCATCATCGTAGCTAATATCAGCAATCGTAAGCTTATTCCCATTCTCGTCCTCTTTCCCGTAACACCGGATACAGGTAATCAGATCCTCGATGCTCCCGGACCGGGACAGGGAGATCAGGTTGATATTATCGATGAAACGCTGCTGGGTCTTATCTTCCCCCAGTGTCTTGTAAATGTTGATGACCTGCTTTGTCACCTTTGCGCCTTTCATTTCAATGGCAAACTCGCACTCTGCGTCAAACTGATTACATACATCCCCGATCCGGGTGAGCTGGCTGTCTGTAGTCCCCTCGAATTTGGTCGCCCGTTTGTAGCTTGACACTTCATTGATTCCGATTTCCCAGCCGGAATCGTGCAGCACTACGCTCAGTGTGTCTTCAATGGATCTTGCTGTATAATCCCACGGAACGGCATACTCATTGATCAGATCCAATCCAATATCCTCACAATGAACGGTCCATTCTTCATCTCCTTCGATGGACATGATTGTATACAGCCGATCCTTGCCATACTTATCCCGGAACGCAATATAATTTCCCTCTGTGATATATACGGAATCCGGATGCCGGGGATCCGTCGTAAAATCATAGGCCCCCACCGCACTGTTATTTATGATAGAGATCTCCTGTCCCAGACTATCCCCGCTGTCATCAATGGGAAGTGTCTGTGGCAAATCTGTGGACGGGGTACACAGCACATGCATATCCCGTCCGATAATAAACCATTGCATTAAATCCACCTCTCTTTATATGTGACTTCCACATCCGGTATGGACGCAAAACTGGATGTAATGATTCCCAATGTATGCTGGCCCGGAGGGAGAAGAAGCGGCTGACTGCCAATATCCGCCACATCCGTATCATAAGCATCATTAATATAAACACTTCCAGATGCCCCGTCTATTTCTACAATATCTCCATTGGAAAAATAGTTCGGGATATCCTCATACCGCTCGACATTATGCTTTATCACATGGAGTGCGCGTAACACATTGTTTTCGGTATGAAAGTGATCTTTATAAGCTGCCCCATACCATGTAATTTTTCTCAGCTCCGCCTCCGGGTTATCTACATAAAACGTTTTGCAGATACCGAAATTATTGAACCGGATCGTAACCTGGTTTCCTATTTTTTCCGCTGTAACAGCAGGACCATAATCTCCTCTTGCTGTAACTCCTTTTTTTGCCATTGGGAATGTACTGTCCGTATGCCATACATTTTTATTACCGATAAATACCGCCATGTAATAATACTCGTTTACCGGAGAAGTATCTTCAAAAATAATAGAACAGATAATGTCGTCATGTTCATCGATCATTGTCACGGAAGTGTGCCCGACTTGTACTCCTTTGAAAACAGCCCCATCCGTATTAAAGTCAAAACGGTACGCAACTTTCCAGTTGACCGGATATTTGTTATTTACATCTTTCGGAACTATTTTTGTAAGGGATGCCCCATGCCAGGAATTGCCACTTCCATAGTCCTTTGTCATCGCATACCCTTCATTTGTACTCTCTTTTACATATTTAACAACACCATTCTGCAACCGCTCAGATGTAACCGGTGGGGTGATCCCCTGGTTTACTAACCACCCTTTATCTTCATACAGGTGGTCATCAAACAGCTTCACCGATTCCTCATAATGCTTTCCATCTACCTCTTCCGGTTTCCCGATCTGATAGAACCGGTCTCCCAGGGTAAACGCGATGTAGCCGTTATCTGACTTCATGGTGGCTTTGATGTTAATAGGAACCGACTCTGTGCCATTATTCTCCAGAGTGATCTGATTACTGCCATAATTCTCCGCGGTTTTCTCAGCAACTGAATGGGCTACTCCGTCCGGGATCAGCCAGGTAATCGTCCCACTGCCGTAATATAAAACTTCCTCCAGATCCAGCCCCCCTGATGGCACCGCATAATATACCTTATTAGGAGTATCACCAAAAATTAAAGGCTTGGGCTTATCTACATTAAGCACCCGCATCAGATCATTATAATTCTTTTCTATATTCCCATTAATCTCAAACGGCATAGGAATCTCTTTGGCGCGGTATGTTGTTTCCTGAAAGATTGATCCCCGTGCTGTATTTCCAATCTCCAGAAGCTGAGGATCCCAATCAACTCCCGCTCTGGAAGTAAATCCATTTAGGACATGAATATATTTATTTAATTCCGTGTCATTAAACAAAACTGACATACTCACTTATCTTTCACCCCTCAATCTGTTGTTTATTTTCTCAATTCTTTCCATTTCTTTTTTCATAGGCTTTACAATCGTTTTTGCCATTGTTTTTCCATCCACTACCAACGCCGCTTCCACTGGCCGATTTGCATATCTGGTCAGTTGCTTTACTGCTTTCATTAAGTTCTGAACATCTTCATTATTTGATCTTGTCACAGTCCCTCTGTCAATCCAGACATTCCCAGAAGTTCCAGTTGATGCCGATGTAATTTCAACACTCCTCTTCTGTAGAGCCCGGACAGATGCACTCAGTCCATGTTTCATATCATCAACAGGGATGTTCTTCTCAAATCCTACTCCCATACCAAGAGCCATATATTTTCCTACCTCGTCCTGAAATACTTTTGACGGGGAATGAATTCCAAGGAAACTTTTGGCTGCATTTAAAGCACTTTTGGCCGCACTCTTTGCCGCACTCACAATAGATCCAGCAAAATTTCTGATGCCGTTCGCAATACCATTCACAATATTCTTACCAATAGAACTCCAATCAATATTGAACGGATTCTTAATTTTGGTAATTAAACTTTTTATTATTGATCCGATACTACCGAATAAACTTTTTATTCCACTTCCAAGACCTTTAATAATATTGGCACCTGTACTAAACAGATTCAAATGCGTAATCACATTCAGAATTGCTTTTACAATTTCTCCAGCATTTGCAATGATAGTCGGAATGGACTGAATGATCCCCATTCCAAGTGTCACAATAACTCCAATTCCGGCTGCAAGCAGCTTTGGCAACAAAGAGTCAATTTTTGCACAAAATTCATTGATCAGTTTCGGGACCTTTTCAATCAGCTGTGGCAATGCGTTTGCCACCCCCATTGCCAGTGAAATCAACATATTGATTCCAGCGTCTACAATTTTAGGCAGATTACTTATGATCCCCTGTGCAAAATTAAGCAGTACTTCTGCTGCTTTCGGAATCATCTGTGGCGCATTCGCTGAGATAGCGTTCGCCATATTCAAAATAATGTTAAGTGCCAGTTGTCCCAGTGATGGAAGTAGAGATATAATCCCCTGCGCCAGCGTTATCAAAATCTGCCCACCTGCTGACAGCATTTGTGGCAGATTTGTATTTAAGCTTGTAATAAATGCCTGGATGACCTGTACTGCTGTGGTAATCATATTCGGTGACGCCTGTGCAATGCCAGTCAGAAGATTAACCAATACCTGGCTTCCAGCCTGTATCAGCCCATCTACTCCCTGTGTCTGGAACGCGTTCGCCATCTGATTAATGGAGTCGATCGCAGCTGGAAGCAAAGTACTTACCATGCTGTCCGATATTGGCTGTACTACATCTCCAAGAAGCTGCTGTGCATTATCTTTCAGCGTGGAAATCATGCCATCAAATGTCTGTGACTGTTTCTCCATTGACTGGTAATATTTCCCACCTTCAGATGTAGCGCGCTCCATAGAAGCTGTGATCTCATCGACAGAAATCGTTCCTTTGCTGATCCTGTCATATAATGACGACATGGATTCACCCGTTGACTCGCTGATTTCCTGTAACGGGTTGAATCCAGCCTCAATCATCTGCTTAACATCTTCCAGCTGCACCTTCCCGGCAGAAGACATCTGACCGTATGCCATAGCGATACGAGACATTTTATCCGCAGAACCTTGAGAGATGTCCCCAAGCATCATCATCTTGTCCATAGCCTCATCCGCTGTAAGGCCATAGTTCATTAAGAGCTGTGTTGTATCAGCGAGATCAGAGAGTTCAAATGGTGTCTCAGCACCAACCTTTTTCAACCGGTCAATGACTTCCGCAGCTTTTTCAGCTGATCCAGTCATAACCTCAAACGACGTCTGGTACGTTTCGATCGATGCGTTATACTTCACTCCTGCTACTGCTCCGGCACCAAGCGCAGCTGTAACACTTCCGATTGCACCGGTTAAAACTGACAGTCCACCCTTTGTCAAACTTCCAAGTTTTGTAATTCCATTATTAAAACCTTTTTCCGATATTTTTGTATCGAATTTTAATGAGCCATCATAGCCCGCCATACTATCCACTCCCTTCCGTGAATAGCGCAGGCTCTTCGGCTCACTTTAAAGCGCTTTATATTTTGATTTCAATTTCTTTTTTACATGTACGGCATTTAATATAGACCCCTTCCGCCTTTGCAGCATTGTCATACACAACAATTTTTGTATGGCAGTACGGACAATAGTACCATTTTCGCACCAAGAGTGGTTTTTTCAATTTTTTCAAGTCATCACCACCTTACGCGAAGGCATGTCCGATCTCATAGTCGGTCAGCTCCTCCGCTGGGAGCTGAATGGAACGCTGAATTTTTAATATCCGTTTTCTTTCATCTCTGTCCTTAATATCTGATAGGTTGATCCCTCTGTACATAATCCGCTGCTTGATCTCAGTATCATCCGACAGACCATCAAATAACATCCGGAATTTCCACCAGTGCAGGTATTCCACTGTCTCCAGATCGATTCCATAGTCTCGAAGAAATCCAGAAAGGATGTAGGGATAATCAATCTCATAAGAAAACAGATTTTTCTTTTCCGTCTCTTCCTGCCATTCCCCTTCTTCTTCACTATCTGAATTATTTTCTTTCTCTTTTAAGTCCATAGTAACGAAGCCGGTTAAGGCATGAATGGCCTCCTGGTCAATGGAAATATCTGTTAAAAAGTATTCCCCCAGAATCATAATTCTTTGAATTTCATTCAGCTCCTTGCATTTCAGCATATCTAAAAGACGGATGTATTCTCTAAAATCCGTGATGATTGGATAAAACTCTCCATGAACCTCAAGGACTTTCGGATATTCCTCATAAAACAGATTCATCCAATCACTTCTTTCCAGATGCCCTTCCCTGTGCTCTATTTGGCTTGAATTTGTTCATCATCGCATTTCTACGCTTATTGGCTTCCAGTACTCCCTTATTGCATTCAGCAATAAAATCCGAATAGCATTCTTCACAAATTCGGGCATTTTTCTTTCCATCAAACAGCTTATTTCCCGTACCAGGACCGAATATATCATCAAAGAGCTGATAAAACATGTCGCAGTATTCTTTAATAATAACAGTCTGCGTTCCCACTTTCTGTAGTTCTGATTCCTTCTTTTCTAAAGTTTCAAAAGCTTTCTCGTATTTATGCAGGAAATCATAATCTTCCATATCGATTTCCAACTCTACATCATTCCATTTCCAAAGGCTCATAGATTCATCTCCGTTTCTTTTTAATCTTCTGGAATTTTACCCTTTGTATAAGTTGCTGTCTTCCAGTTGTCTTCAGAAGTTGCATATCCTTCTTCAATCTCAGATACTGATTTGAACGTACCGGAATAGATCATCGCATCCGTTCCATCACCATCAGTATCCGGAATTACCGCATAAGTTCGTTTTGTTGCCTTACAACGCTTCTGTTCATCCTCAGTAAAAAGTTCCACTCTCACAATATCTACATGAGCGTCATCTCCCAGAAGTTCTTTATCGTGGATCTCGGACAGTCTGTCATGAACAGGCGTATTGGTATGCCTGTCATAAGAAAACTCGATAGACGGCGCATACCCCACCACATCCGAACGCTCCGCATCCTCATCCACATACTGTCTGGAATACTCTTTTGGATTCTTGCTGTTAGTCATAGTAGTAAATCCCGTCATTCGTTCCAGTTTCTGAGCGCTGCCGGTTTTGTCCGTATCCATGAAAGCTACTACCTGAGAGCGTCTCACAATTTTCGGTTTCGTATCTGCCATTTTGTTTTATACCTCCTGTACATAAATCAAGCGGCACTCTATACGATATTTTGCATTGATCTCATTCACATCGTACAGATAGCCGCTGTTTAAAGTTTCCATTAAAACAGGGAGCTTCCCATCCTCCAGTTCCGGGAAGTTCCCCATAAAGCTCTGTTCTTCCAGCCATTCATCAAACGACTGAAAGAAACCACTGTTTTCAATATTGATCCGGGCATCCTGGTCATATTCCTCCTGGCTTGTGAAAGCAAACTGAAACTGTTTCTTGGCGCCGCCATCAATGTAACGCTGCACAATCGGATCACAGGGAAGCGGATCGATAGAATATCCCATTTCTTCCCCGATATAGTCCACATTTACACGACCGCCCTGGAGAAATGGGCAGGTCAGGATAAACTTCCGTATACTGTCAATGAGATTTGACATATTTCGCAGCTCCTTTCAGAATAGAGTCCTTATGTCGGTTTTTCATCCGTTCAAACCAGTGCGATTTTTCTTTATGTTCGTAATACTGCCGGCGAGCATACGGTGCAATCTGATGAATCTCTCCACTGCCGATCACAGTACCAAGGGTTGCCGACTTAATCAGTGCTCCTGTATTTCGCGGTGTCTCTGGATTCATCCGGCGGATACATTCAGAGTCCACAAACGCCTGGGCATTTTCGAAGCCTTTTTCCATACTCGGTTCAAATCCAGGATTCCATTCCAGCCGTGCTGTTACTTTGCCACCCTTGGAACTCTGCGTATAAATTGTCCCTTTTGTCGTCTTAATCTCAAACTTTTTCTTCCCTTTCGCCATTACGCTCCAACCACCTTAATATGAGGGTTATCACCGAACGTATTGTAATTGACTGAGGTGATCCTGGTCTTCTCCAAGCCGTCAAGCTCCTTCACAGTCTTCATCTCCACATCACAGTTTCCTTTTACGATATAATCATCCTTTTTCAAAGCAATGCTCGTATCCGGAATCCGGATCGTAAAGACATCTGCCTGTTTCAGACCTTCTGTTGTAATCGAGGCCTTTTCGTTCTTATACCACCAGGCTTCCGAGATATATACCCGGCTCCAGGTATCAAGCCTGGATTCCGGATCATATTTTCGGTTATAGATCGTGATATCAGTGTTCGTCAGCATCGACATACCCCCGCATACAGGAGGCCGGTATCGCCGAGATAAACCCGCACAACATCATAAAGCGTACTGTCAAGAGACTTTTCTATATCGTATGATACGGAATATCCATCTGTATTCTCTGATGTCTTTCCGCTTCTTTTCTCATCTGCATATAGGATTTCTGTCATCTCACATACTGCGCATTTTGCCCTGTCACACCAGCTTTCTCCTTCCCAGTCATCAGGAAGGCGGCCAAAAGTATAACTGTTCAACCGCTGTTCTGCTTTCTGCGAAATTCTCAGCCACTCTTTTTCTAAAATCTTAGTCCCTCCATAAATTTCTGTATAATATTCATATTCAACTTTCACATAATTGCCTCCTTACGCCATGATCCCAGCCGCTTTTAGATTTGTCAGTATAGCATTGATAGCGTCTTTATTGGCATTTACCAGTGTCACCGCACTCTGAGCCACCGTCTGATCATAAGCTTCCCCTGCAACAGTCGCATCCGCTTCCGAAACAGCCGCAACAGTGGCAGGCTTTTTCACTCCTCCCAAAGCAACCTCCGATGCTACAGGAAGTTCATAAGGTTCTCCACTGCCTATTCCGAAAGAAATTTCATCCCAGTTATCCGCCATGTATTGAATTGCTCCGGCAATCTGATCTGTAGTAATTTCATCCACAGATCCGCTACCTTTCATTGCGATTGTAAGGTTTTTAATAGCATCCACAATCTGCATTCCTTGCACCTCCTATCAAGATCCAGATTTCATAATTGCAAACGGGCATCTCTTTGATTTATCAGTCTTCAGGGAATTGATCGGATTTGGGATCTCCCATCCAATTCTCATCACTGCTCTCAGGGCTACCATATCCTGCTGCATCAAGTTGTACGCAATAGTTCCGTCTGTGTTCTGTACAATACCTTCGGTAAACAGCTTGAACGTGATATCCTGCCTGATAGAATATACCAACTGCGAAAAATCTCCCGAAATCATCAGTGCCTTAGACTTGTCAAATGCTCCGTTGTTCGGAAAATTCATTGTGGATCCATCCAACGAATATCTTGTACCGTTCTGCATGTCAGATTTAAAGATCGGATTTCCGGTACTGTCCTTCAGCCCACGCAATTTCGCTCTCATTGAGATGTCCGCCATATGCCCTGTAACGAAGAATCCCGACTCCTCTACTTTTGCGATCACACCATCTTTTCCCATGATCTTGTCGTATAAATCATCAGATGCTCCAAGCGTCACTACGCTGGTTGCTTTTGTAGCTGTCGTTACAATTCCATCTCTCCAGGAATCCGGTTTATTCTCATCAAAAAGGATCGCTCCATCGATTACCTTTCCAAAAGCTTCTTCAACTCTTGGTCTTACCTCAGCCCAGATATCATACTCTGAATCATCGAGTACAGATTCCGGAATCGGAACGATTACCGCAATCTCCTCAGCGGTAATAATCTTTTTATCCCATGCCATTTTCGTAGTCTTTTTCTGTCCAATATCTCCGTTCACGAAGTACGCCAGCGGGAGCATATCCAGAACTGGCATACGGTAAGTTCTGCTAGACATATTCGGGAGCCTACGCCCCTGGGACAATACCGCTGACTGCGTCACAACGCCCTGAATAATCTCTCTGGCTCTTTCTTCCGGGATCAGTGTATCCGCTCCTGTACGGTCAATGATGGCTACATCATTTTCAAACATCCTTAAATTCATTCTTTTTCTGTTCATTTATACCTGCCTTCCTGCCGCCCTTCTAATTGCGGCATTGATACTGTCGTTTGAAGATCCATCCCCGCCGGTTCCACCAGACTGAGAACCGGTACTCACTCTGTAAATTCCAGTTCCACGTCCTGATCCAACAAATCTGGGATTTTCTTTCAAATATTTCTCTGCTGCCTTTTTAAAGTCGGTCTTGTCGTCGACCATCTTCTCTACTTTGAACATGACATAGTCCAGGTCTTCAGATTTAACGCCTTTTTCTGCAAGGATCTTCTCGTTCTTCATCCTTGCATTCTCCTTTAAGGCTTCATCGAGATCATGCTGCATCTGCTCTGTGTTAGGCTTCCTTTTTGCTTTCTGTTCTTTGAAATCACGGATTGCCTGTGTTACTTCATCCTCTGTCATGCCCTGGCTACGAAAATAATTGACCAATGCAGCTCTCTCGGCTTTATTTGCCCGTGCACTTGCAATTTCTTCAGCCTGTTCATAAGTATATGTCCCGGTTCCATGTGCCCCGGATGCACCCCCGGCATTTCCGTTCTGGCTGCCGTTGCCAGCCCCTGCGCTTCCGCCCTGCCCAGTAGCAGATGCAGTTCCTGCGCCATCTTCAAAAATCTTTAAGTTCATCCTTTTCTTCATTTTCTTTTACCTCCGTTTCGCCTCGACAGGCACCCGAGCTTTTTATGCCTTCACGTTTTGGGCATAAGAAAAACACCCTAACCGGGTGTCCATCTACTGAAATTCTATACAGTTATACTCTCGGTCAATATCAACCAAACCAAGAAACCACGCATCTACCAGCAGTTTCCCTCCATCTGATAGGTTCTCCCATTCAACCACTGTCATTCCTGATCCGGTATCTGTCCTTATCCGTTCTCCGCATAGATCAGAAAGTGCGTTGATCATCGCACAAGTCAACGCCGAAACAGCGGAGCATACCCGGTCAATTCCGTCTGGACCAGTATATCCCGCATGTCCATTCATCTGTATTCCGTTTTTTCTGATGCACAGCCGTATCACTTCGTATTCACCTCCTGCAAAAGAGTATAATAATCATCCACCCGCATAGCGGGTGGTTTTTCCTTTTCGGGCATAGCCCTAATACCACTAGCTACGCACAAGTGCGTCTT